CTGAGCGGTTTCGAGAGCGACGTGGCCCGCGAAGTCGTTCAGAACCGGAGGCGTGCCACCGGGGAAGTTGGTAGCTTCCGCGAGCGTGCGCGCGCGCTTGGGACCGGAGGCGGCGGTGTAACCCGTGCCCACAGCGGTGCCCAGGCGGAAGCGCGCATACTCCACGAGGCCGGACGCCGAACCGACGTCGACCTCGGGGACGGTGGTGGTGCCGACGGCGTCGGCAGTCAGGCTCGCCTCGATGTCGCGAACGATACCCTTGCGGCCACGGGGGCCGATGTAGGTCTCGATCGCGGTGGTGGCACCGAAGGCGCCGACCGCTGACTTGTAGGTCAGGCGGATCGGGTTGTCATAAGACGGCATGGTCTCTTTCCTTTCTCTGAGACTGTTGAAACGACGGCCGTTAGGCCGCCGAATCCCACATCACGACGCGCGCGTTGGTCGCGTCGGGATGCACGAGGCCAAAACCGCCGAGGTAGTACCAAGCGATACCCTTCGAGCGGCCGTAGTCGCCCGGGATCTTCGCGCGGATTTCCTCCGGAATGCAGATCGCCTCCGTGACGGTGTCCGCGCCCATGAAGAAGCCCCAGGACGACAGGCCGTTGTTCCACGGATCAGCGGTGCTGTTCCACGGATCGTAGGAGGTGGAGTCCGCCGCGCCGCCCTTCGGAATGAAGGTCTGCTCGATGAAGCGGAACGACTCGTAACGGCCGATCTCGCCGTTGAAGATGTGCGCCAGTCCGGTCTCAGTGTACTGGTGCAGGGTCTCCAGCGAGTTCTTGAAGCCGCGATAGGTCGACGGATGCGAGATGGACAGATAGTCGTCCATCACATAGGGCGGGATATTCCGCTCCTTCATCGTGTCGCCCAGCGCCTTCACATGCCCGGTTCCCAACGCGAGGTTGTTGGTGGTCGAGCAGGTGCCGTTCGTATCCAGCGTGATCGCGGTGGCAGAGTTGCCGCCGGTCGGCGCCGCGCGCAGCGGGGTGCTCTTGAACTGCAAGAACGCCTCGATGTCGAAGTACTTGCGGGCGTCATCCTTCAGCGTCTTGTCGATGATGGTGATGACGTCCTGCTTCGCCAGCGCGGTGAGCTTGCCGGTGTAGGGCACGGAGTTACCCGCTTCCTGCACGGTCAGCGAGCGCTGAGCAACCGTAAAGCCGGTCTCAGGCATCGCCTGATTCTCCGACAGACGGCGGCCCTGCGTACCGACGTTGGAATAGACGTTCCAGTTGAAGCTCTGGCCCCGGTTGAGGCCCTTCTGAGTGCCGTCCTGGGCGTCGCAAAGCTGACGGAATTTCGTCAGCGGCTGAACCTGCTGGCGAAGGACGTTGGACAGCTCATCGCTGTACATGTAGCCGCCTTCGGCCGGCACGGTCCAAGTCTGGCCTGCCATAGTGAGTTCCTTTCTTACACTTGGCCGCGCTGCTTGCGCATGTTCGCAACGACGCCAGACCGGTCAGCGGGAGCTGCCGGGTTGACGTCGCGGCGGGGCGCCGCAGCACGAGAGGGTTGAAGTGGGATAGCCTGACGGCGCGCATCGCGGTCGACGGACACGCTGATCCGTGGAGCCTGCTTCTGCGGCCGTTGTTCCTGCTTGGGAGCGGCCTTGCCGCCGCGCCATTGGACGAACTTGTCCTTTGAGGCTTCGAGCAAAGTCTTGGTGTCACGCACCTCGTAGCCGTTGATCCGATACAGGCGATGCCAGTTGGCAATCTCTGCCGGGGTCTTCGGCAACTGCTCCTCTGCGAGACCGATCTTGATCATGTCCTCCCGGTAAAGGTCGTACATGCCCTTCTCGATCGCCATTGCCGCGATCTCGTCATTGGCGAGGTCGGGGTTGGCCCCGGTGAAGGCCGCGAGGGCCTTCTGGCTGCGCGCGAGGTCTTGGTTGAATGCCCGCTCGACGCCCGAAGCTTCGACGGCTTTACCCGCCTGCTTCTCCGTGCGCCGGTCGATGTAGTCAGCCAGCTCTTTCGCAGCCTCTTCCGGATCACCGAACTGGAGTTTCTGCACGAGATCGACGGGCAGCGGCTCGGGGTGTTGAGCGCTGCCGTCGGCGGCGGAGTCCAGATCGTCTTGCGCACCCATTTCACCGTCGGGGTGTTGACGGGTCGCGCCGGTGCGAGCGGCGCGAATCTCTTTCGCCTGGGCGAGGATGCCCTTGGCGTCTTCGAGGTAGCTGTCGCCGGCCAGCGTCTTCTGCGCGGCGGCGAGAATCTCGTCCTCGGTGAGCAGCATCTTCTTGCCGCGAACGGTCACCTCGCGCTTGGCGGGCTCGTTGGCGGGCTGGCGCTGCGTCCGCTGGTCGTCGATGTCGGAGAGGTCTTCGCCCTCCGCCTCGCGCGCGGCTGCTTCAGCGTCCAACTCGTCATCGCTCGGCTCGGCGCCGAACGTGCCATAAGTGTTCTCCGGGTCGGTCATGTCGCCGTTGAACGGGCGCTCCTCGGCGACCGGGCGACGGAAGCGGTTGGCGATCTGGCTGCGGATGTCGTCGGCCGGCGAGTTCTTGATCGGCTCGCGGCGCTCGGTACCGCCGCCAAGCGGATCATCACCGGCGCCCTGATCGAGCAGCTCGGTATCGCCGGCGCCGACGTGGCCATCTTCCTCGGCGCCGAACTGCGCCTCGATGTTCTCGATACGCTCGGCTTCAGTGAGTTCATTCTGGTTGCGGGGTGCCATTAGTCATCGCCTCTCGGTTCAATTTGCAAAGCCCGGCGCTCCTCCGGGTCCATGTCATCCAGTGCATTGCTGAGCGACTCGCGCTCGTTCTCCGCAATGCGCTGGTCTGCCTCGCGCCCGCGCTGGAGCATCTCGCGGACGTGTTCCATCAGATCGAAATAGAGCGCGGCTTCCTGCTGGTATCCGCGGATGTCGTCGGCCTTGGTCGGGTCGACGTTGATCAAGCCCATCACTGCCTTGACGGCGCGCTGGCGCTGCTGCGCGAGCAGATAAATGACCGGCTGGTTCTCCGGCTTCTTTTCGAGCTGGCTCTTGATGTTGTCGGCAAGCAGCCAAAGCTGCTCGTCGGTAAGTCTCTCCAACGAGTCCATCGTGTCTCTCTGTTGCGGGTATAAAAATGCGGCGAGCGCGGCGTCAGCGCCGCTGCGTCGATCCGTATGTGTTTGGGTACTGGTAGGTGCCGGTGCCGGCGCTAACTTGCGCCATCGCAGTCAGTACGAGCAATCCGTCTACGGACGCCACAAATCCCCCAGGATGCGAGATCGTGCTGTAATAGCCGGTGGTTGACGGGTAGTAGAAGGCGTTCGTACTTGCGGGCACATTAGTGAACGCCGGAGTCACTAGATTTCCGTTCGTGCTCCAACCGCAACCAAGATAGCTGATATTGCCAACGGCGTGGGTCAGCACGGACGAAACGCCCATCACGACGGTCTCGCCATACCAGAGCAACAAATAACACCGCGCGTTAGCGTGGATTTCTACCCACGTACCAACACTCGTTATGCCGACGCTGGCCCCGGCCCCGGCATCGAAGGTGATCCCGGCTTCATTAAACCACGACCGCACAAGAACGATGTTGAGCGAATTTACGAACCCGCCATTCGACATCACCATGCCGACCAGCGTGCGGGTGTCATCGCCGGACTTGGTTACGGTGCCAGCATTGCCTGCGGTCGTGCTGGTCAGGTAGCCGGTGGTGCTCAGCTCCAGCGCGATCGCGCCGCCAGAGATGTAGGCATAGACAAAGTAGAGCGTGCCAACCACCATGCCAGCGGTGTTGATCGAAACCCCGGCGTTCGGAATCTGATAGAGCGCGCCGTTGATCTTGAGCAGGTTGCCGTTCCATGGGCGTAGCAGGCACTGATTGGTGCCGACATAGACAAACTTGCACTGCCCCGGCTGGCCCATGTCCGAAAGCTTCAGATACCGAAGATCGGCCGCGTCCTGCGTCAGGAACGCGGTCGCGGTGTCAAACACCCAAATCTGCGGCGGGTCGGTGAAGTCGATCTTCGCAGTGGTGCCGAGCGAGTTGGCGGCGACCGCCGTCCGCGCGAACGTCCCGGTGCCAGACGTGTAGGCGCCGGAGCCGATCTCCCACTCGCTCATGTCGAGCGACTGAGCGTAGTAGACGTAGGTGGTCCCGTTCACCGCGCCGGCCGAGGCCGGGCTCTGCATGTCGATGGTCGGGCCCGGGTAGATGAAGTCGGCCGTTCCACCAAGCGCGTTGGTGAAGCGGATCGGTCCGCGCAGCATCAGATGGCCATGCTCGCGAGGCGGCTCGGGGCGTTCTTGGCCGCGTGCGCGATCTGCGCAGCGGCTGCGGCCTCATCCTGCCCGCCCTGGTGCCCGGCATCGGAGGCCGGGACGCCGTGATGGGTGAGCATCGCCGGGTCCACCCCGGCATTGCCGTGGCCCGCGTTCTGCGGGGTGCCGGCGCCGGCCGCGGCCGCAACTCCGCCTCCGGCGCCGGTGGGCTCCCCGCCCATACTGCCGCCCTCGGTGGGAGACGCACCGTCAGGCGGCAGCATTGGTGATCCGTCCGGATTGAGGCCGCGCGCGGCGTTCCTCCGGTCGGAGAGGTCATGGCCATGCTGGAAGCCGCGATCCAGCGCGTGGCCCATCTGATCGGCGTGGCGGTAGTGCATGTCGAACAGGGATTCGATGGTCAGGAGTTCCTGATCCTTGATCGCGATGCCGACCTTGGCCGCGCCGGAGAGAGCGTCGACCAGCGCCTTCTTGGCCAGCGCCTTGTTCTTCTCGGTCTCGGACTTCAGCTTGTCGAGCTGCGGCTGGAGCGTCGGGTTCTGCGGCTCGCCCTCGCCCATCTTGATGAAGCGCTTGCCGCCGTCGCGGTAGCCGGCCGCGCCGAAGACTTCCTCCATCACCGCTTCCGGATCGATGGTGATCTTCTTCGAGACGAAGTCGGGCGACAATTGGAGCAGCGGCAACGCCACCTGCACCGCGCTCTGGAACTTGGCGAGGCGCTGCTGCGGGTCGCCAGCGCCGAGACCGGCATTGACACGGACCGCGATCGACCGCTCCAGCATGTCGTCGGTGATCTGGTTCATGCCGTGCTTCTGGAACAGCTTGGCGCGCTCGCCGCACAGCTCCAGCACCGTGGGGTCGCTCTCGTAGAACTGTTCCAGCTTCACGATCTGGCTGAGCACGGGTTCAACCCA